ATAACATGGTGGAATCTAATCGAACGTTCTAAGCAATATGCTAAAGACCAATTCGAGAAGACTAAAAACGAGGCAATAAAGTACAACCAGAATCCTGGCGAAAAGTACGTGCGAGCAATGTATCAAGAATTAAACCAAACTGCGGAAGATGCCTACTTGCTATTGCAGAAGCTAATCTGTATCAAGCTATCAAAAATGGGTAAACACAAATATTGGGAAGGTGCCGCAGTCAATCTAATGGATGCCTTCAACTACCAAGCCAAAATAAACAATGCGTATAACCAGCTCAAGCCAAACGAAAAACTACCGGACACAACACCAACCGTAAAGACGCAAGATTTTGCGTCTCCACGGGATGCATCTCCACAGCCAGAACCGTCTTCGCAAATCAGAACATGGTCAAACTTCATAACCAGATTCACTCTATACAAAACTATCTGGACGAAACAAAAATAAAAATATTTGAGAGCTACACCGGCAAAAAAGTCATCGCAAATAGCATCAGTGGGATCAGGCAGGAATTTATCGACTATGTAACTCCCAAACTCCCCAACTGAACAACTGAATAACTAAAGAACAAAAATGACACTAGCAAAAATAAATTATGCAAATTGGTTAACTGTTCCTATATTACAAAAATAAAATAGCCAATTTGAAAATCTATTCGGCAGTTATGCTATTTAGAAAAAGTGGTGAGTTACTAAATGACGTTCAAATAGATTCAATCTATTTCGATGAAACCAACATTCATAGTTTAGGAAAGGCATCTTTGGTATCGGACCTTGTGTCCAATGAACTACGGTTAATGCAGTTTTCAGTCTACGGTTATCTGGATAATTTACTGAATCCGGATAATTACAGATTTGTAAAAAAGCTAATGTATCTATGGGGAATGTCACAGCGAGACATTATAACTAACATAGCTTTCGAACTGGAGAGTTGTTTTTTTGTAATCGATCTTTCCAATAAAGAAATATTATTGAAACACTTGGAAGTATCACGTAATGAAAAGTTGCGATACATGAAGAGATACAAAGAGACGCTTGATCATAGTGTTGATACCGATAGGGTAGTATTGGAATCTAAGGTCAAGAAACTGAGCCTAAAATACAATCAGCTACTAATTCCATTTAGGTCTTTGATAATTAAAAACATAATTGGAAAGCTAAACAGCAATACAGGCACGGACTATCTGATCCAAGATATAATTTCCGAAATCATAATCACCTACACGATAGCACTAAGAACCGTCCACTATTCAATAAATTTATGGAACGGTGAACTAACCGGAATCAGTTATAAAAACATAGAATTAAGCACAAAAGGAGATGCAAAATGAATCAATCAGACTTCCCAAAACAAACAGGTATTGTGAGAGAATTATTTCTACTCAACTTTCTGTTTCCCTTGCTAATTATAGGTATTGCATTTTTTGCAACAGCTAGCTTGTTACCGGACACCATAAAATGCAAACGCAACAGGCAAGATGCAAAACCCATCACGCTAAACGGAACGATCATCGAGGCAAACGAAACCGGATGGTCAAACTACAAACAGGAATACGTCTACAAAATCAAACTCGACAATGGCATCGCAATCACCTACCAAGGCATCTGTTCAATATACGAAAAACCAAAACAAGATAAGTATAGTAAAGCCAGACATCGAAGCAACGCATTTAACGGTATAGTAGAAAGCAAATGAGTGACCTATCTGAAAAACAAGCTAAATTAAAGGAACTCATCCGGCAAACCGAAGCAGAGCTAAAGGAACTAAACGACGGCTATACAAACACTCCGAGCGAACTACCATTGATAGCCGTCTATTCCATCGTTCCCATAGCAGTAATGACAGTCATAGCCTATATAATCAAGTGGCTATTAAACAACTAAATGCCCTTGCTAATTTTCTCTAACGCATAGATAAATTTAGAAGCCTCTTTCGTGTTCAGTTCATCAATGGAAGATTTACCTAAAATTCTTTTTAGTAAATCTTCTTTCTTGTAATCCTTTTTAGATAAAATATCTGCCAGTAAAAACTGAACCTTGTTTGTTTGAGCAAGGCTGATAGGTCCGGCTTCTAACCAAACCGGGCGTCGCTTCTTTTTCGTCTTAGAAATAGAGCTAATCAAAACAATAGCCTGTTCTTTAGAAAGCTCTCTGATACTACTCTTGCTAAATCTTTCATAAATCATAGAGTGCAATAGATCGCTATCTATACCCTGTTGTTTAGTTACCGTATAGATTTTTTTGATCTGCGGGTTAGTGATGGTGTTTCTTGCAATGTTCATAAGAATATTATATACCAAATAATATATAAGTCTTGCAATTTGTCACAAGACAGTAAAAAAAATGCTTTTCAAGTTTTCAGTAAACGGTTAAAATTTAGACATCACCTCAAATCAAGGAACAAATGGCATACGGTAAAAATGTAATAGAGAGAGCAAAATCCTTATATATCTTGGGTGATGCATCTAAGGACTTTTCTGATGGCGGTCTAAACTACGAACAGATCGCATCTATACTAAAGACAGATTATCCAAAAATTACATCCAACACAATTAAAAACTGGGCAGAAACTCCCGACGAGCACAATGAAACATGGGAAGATAAACGCAAGAGAAAGCTACAGCAAGTAGAACAGAAAATGCTAGCAAAGGCAGATAGCAGATACGAAATAATGTATTCTCAGGTATCAAAGTTGTCCGATCTGGTATACGATAATATCGAAAAGAAACTAACCGATAGCTCCATAAATACAACCGTAAACGATTTTGTAGGTTTGCAAAAGTTTATATTGCATTTAGAAGAGGCAAAAAACAGACAATGGAACCCTAATGGAATCGCAGAACAATTACTGAAAGTTTTTTACAGCGATAAGAAAGTGGCAAAGGTATTAGATGAACGGATGCCGTTACTGGCACCTAAAATATATGCAATCTTAAACGAAAAGCCTCAAGAAAAAGAGGTGACCGAATGAGCCATAACAAAGACAAAGAATTTCTCCAAGCAATCTTAGATAAGAGCAAGCTCTATAAAAAGACAACATTGGAAGAATTTATGCTAACCAATATCTTTATAAAATCTTCCAGAGGCGTAAAGCCATATAGCTTTGATGGATACGCATTTTATAAAGATATAGTTAGAGGAAGCTCTAATCATCCAAATATAATATTCTTAAAAGGTGCTCAAATCGGATACTCTACTTATGCACTGGGAAGAATTATCTGGAAAATATTGGGAACATCATACAAAGCGGGCATTTACTTTCCATCGGACGTGTATATGAAAGATTTCTTTCAATCACGCGTAGTTCCACTCATAGAAACCAGTCCGTTTTTAAAAAAGACGGTGTATAGAGAAGACGGTGATAGAGGACGCTTATTTAATACCAGACAGGTAAAACTGGACGACGCATTTCTGGTAATGAGGGGTTCTTGGACTAAAATGGGTGTGAAGTCGGTAGACCTTGATGTAGTAATGTTAGATGAGGTAGATGAACACGATCCGGAAAACATCGAATTTATAGCAGACAGGCTATTAGCTTCCGAAGTAGGATGGATGGTATCCGGCTCTCAACCATCGTTGCCCGAATATGGAATCCACCAAAGTTTTTTAAATTCGGATCAACACTATTGGTTGATAAAGTGCGGAAAGTGCAACGAATGGAATGACCTAATAGCCAGATTCATAGAAGACCAAGAATCTATCTGGAAAATAGAAAGCAAGAATGATAAAATCAAAGCACACTATGCCTGCAAGAAATGCAGTGCAAAGCTGGATAACCAGAAAGGACAATACGTACCCAAGTTCAAAAGTGAAAAAAGAGGATACCAAATCTCACAGTTATTTGTAGGAAATTATGAAAATGTAGATAAGCCAACACAAATCTATTTGAAGTACATTGACTCTAAGGGCAGTACAACCAAACGAAAAAACTTTTGGATATCCTATATAGGACTACCCTTTTCAACAGACGAAGAAAAGCCACTGACCTTAGAAGTGATTCACAAGAACGAAGGGCTTATGGGTTTAAAAACACATTCGGACAGTTTCACATTCCACGGTGCAGACCAAGGAGATACGGTTCACGCAGTATTCGGAGAACCGGCATCCAATGGAAAAATCAGAATCATCGGTTTATACAAGGGGCATATCTTGGACGAAGATCGCTACATGAAATCACTACAACAATATAACGTATTTTCCGGTGTTATCGATGCAATGCCAAATCGAAACTGGTCAATTAAAATGGCACTTAGGTTTAACGGACTAAAGATACAATTCTTTTCCAAAAAATACGCATTGAACGAGGAGGTCTTTCCGGGCGAAGAAACTGTAGAAGTAATCAAGGTCAACAGAGACGAATCTTTACAAGATACTGTAGATGCAATCAAAAACGGAATGTTCATATTTCCAAATACAAACTTGCTAAACCCGATAGACCTAGCGCTATACGAAGAATTTAAACACCACCTGACCATGCTGATCAGGGAAAGAGGTGAGGACGAGAACGGAAAGTCTTTATGGCAGTTTAAAAAGAAGGTTGCTAACCACTTTGGCATGGCACTCAATTCAATGAGGCTTGCCGTCTTAGGTGGAACCGATACAATTACACAGGCGGTGTTTTAATGAAATTTTGGGAAAAGGTCAAAAGTTTTTTCTATCGTTCTAGCGTGATGGTAACTGCACAGTTTTCTAAAAACAAAAGTTCATTCAATTCAATGAACGAAATGGTAAATCCGAGCTTTCCCTTTGAGGCAATCCCCCAAATCAAAGAGCTTGCACTTACAACACCCGACCTTACGCAAACCGTAAAAAGAATGATAGCATTAGGAAACACCGGAATCAAATGGGATGTGACAGGTGTTAGCGAAAAACAATATGAAACCATCTTAAGAGAAATAGACGCATTCCTAGATTCGCAAAATGGAATCGTAAACAGGCTAATGCGACAAATTATAATTACAGGTGCAATGAGTGCGGAGGTCATACATTCCGACGACATGGGTTCGGTAGAAACTGTAAAACTGTTGTCGGTAGAAAAAATCAGATTCAAAAAAGAGGAAGAAAAATACACTCCTTATTATATAAAAGATGGATTTGAAGTCTCACTAAATCCGGAAACATATACTTACGAACCGATAGAAACAGACGAAGACTGTCCGTACGGAATCCCCCTATTCTTAGGTGCGCTAACATCCCTATTGACATCACTAACAATAACAGATAACGCAAAAAAATTGATAGAAAAATGGGGATTAATGGGTTTCATAACGTTCACCAAAAAGAAGCCGAACCCAAAGTTCGGGCAAGACTGGGAATCTTACAACAAAGAACTAACCAAGCACTTATACGAAATCAAGAATGCGTTTGAGGCAAATAAAAACACCGGGTTCATAGCAACCTACGACGATACAAAAATAGAACACCATAGTATTGCAACATCCGATAGCTCAAACGGATACGAAAAGATATATCGATCTATGGAAGAGCAGGTATCTAGCGGATTAGATATCGATCCTGCACTGTTGGGAAGAACTTACTCTACTACAGAAACGTATGCAGGAATGGTATACAACGCATTCCTATCGAAAATGGGAAATATACGATATCCTGTGAAACGCTTTTTGAAAAAGTGTGTTACCATGCATCTGTTAGCAAAGGGATATAAGTTTGAATCCATCCAAGCGGAATGGGGCGAGCCATACTCTATGGAAAAACAAAAAGATGCGGAAGTAAAAAAGATACAAGAGGAAGCGTATCAGGTCAAAGTAGATACATTAATCAAGTTATATAACCAAGGCATATTAGATAACCAAGCAATAGCCAATGAACTTGGATACGAAAAACCCTATTCAAAAACACCCATCCAAACAACAGGGTTAGCTGAAAAAAAGCCCTAGCCCGCATCGGGCAAATTCCCTTCGACTACAGCACAGACGCTTTGCAAAGCGTCTCATGCTGCACACCTGTGGAGACACAAGATTTTGTGTCTCAACAAAGTGCAAACCTTTCAATATGGACAAAGCAAGAGCAGGAAATCTACCAAACCATAGAAGAAAACTTTACAACACAGTTTCAACTAAGCTATGAAGAAAAAGTAAAGAGTCTACTGTCCGAACTATTAAAATTGGATATATCCAAACCGAATATAACAGAATACATCATAAAACAAATAGAAGATGAACTGGGTGTAAAATTCACAAACTCACAAAAAAGAGCATTTACGGACACATTAAATGAGGCGTGGAAACAGGGGCAAGACTACAAAAATCCTGAAACAGATAGCAACCCGGAACCGTTAAGTTTTAACAAAATAGCACTAGACTTTTTCCAGAAAACCCTAAAGATAGATGTAGGAGGGCAGTTCAAGGGAACGAAAAATAACTTCACAGAGGCAGTAAAAGAAGCACTGAAAACGGGAGATATAAATAGTGCCATAAAATCCTTAGAAGAAAAACTCTTAGGAAAGCTGGATAAAGAAGGCAAACGCATAAACAGCGAAATAGTCACCAAGCTAGACTGGATAGTAAGAGACAACGTGAATCGTTCCAGAACCTTCTCTCGCTCACTACGGATGGAACAGGTAGGCATAACCCGCGTACAGATATTGGCTATCATGGACCAAAGAACGTCCCACATCTGCAAATCCTTAAATGGAAAGACAGTAGAACTAAAAACCGTAAATGCCTACATTAACGAATTTATATCCGACGACCCGGAACGTGCAGGTTTCTGGAACGATAGAAAAAACCCGACGGTAGAACAGGCAAAAGCCCTAGACTTAGATAACCTAACCGGAGATGAAGTCTTAGCTCATCTAGGGCACAAAGCCCCACCTTACCATCCCCGATGTAGGACTACATTAGTAGTAAGCACAAGAGAAACCGTAGCGGCTAAAACCATAGAAGATGCAAAAGAAATAGCAAAAAAGGAATTTGGAGTTGACGCAAATTTTGGAGGAAAGGAAAATTTATCACTTGCCAACCATATCAATAAAGGCTTATATGAAGCAAGAGACAGAGGAATAAAAATGCCGGAAGAAATAATATTCAATCAGGATATTGTAAGGAAATACTATGGAAATCAGGAATCTGAAGTACCTGCTATATTTTTAGAACCAAAATATTCGCCTAACAACAAAACAACTATAGCCATCAATGACAAAAATGAATACTGGAAAGACCCAAAGAAAAATGCTTTTCTGGATCATCAAAAAGATAAATATGATATTCGAAGAAGCTCTACAGACAATGAATACCATATAATAATTCATGAACTATCGCATTTTAACCATTATTCAAAAAATGAAAAATCTTATAGAGATAATAAAACCTTTAATTCTGAAGAAAAAGAAAAAATTATTAATAAAGTCAGCGAATTAGCCACGTTGAATAGTAGAGAATTGGTTGCCGAAGTAAATACTGGAATATCATTCGGAAAGAAATATGATGAAAAGATAATGAAGCTATATGAAGAATCAGGAGGTTTTTAATATGTATATTCGTATAAAATGTTTCTACTGCAAACACTACAATTCAGAAAAAATTCAAACTTGCAAATCCTTTCCTGAAGGCATTCCAAGAGAACTGTTTAAAATCTATCTTCCGGATGATAAAAATGCAATATACCACACCAAACCCTATCCCGGCGACAACGGCATACAGTTTGAACCAATAGAAGAAAATACTTGACGTTATTTGAAAAATATTCAAAACTTAAATCATGCTACACATTTATAAATTAGATAATAGTAAGCAACCAATAGCCTGTAGCTTTACTGAATACATTGAGTTTATAAACAATAAAGAAAATCAAATCAGTAAAACCAGAGTCAACGGATATGAAATATCTACAGTATTTATAGGCTTGGTTGCTTTCTTTGAAACAATCGTGCAAAAAGGCAATGAAACCATCTGGTTCTACAGGAGCCACTCATACAAAAAAGCAATGGAATCTCATGATATAGCTATTGAAATGGTAAAAAACAAACGAAAAGTAGACCTATGGACAAACAATCTCTTATAGAAAAAATAGAATCCATTATTTTGGAAACAACAGAAAGCACCGCATTTCGGAATTGGATACTTAGTGGACAAATACTGATGCAATACGCAGGAAAAAACAGCAAGTTTTATAAGGAATATGAAAATTCAGAATTCCAAACATTGAGAGAACAAAGACAATTATACAATGATGAAAAATCCTACTTAATCAAAGAAATCATGGGTAGCTACATAGATTATCTGAAAAGTGGTGTGGATAATGGAATGCCCATTGAACAAAAAGCAGAATTAGACACCCTTTCAAGGATACTCAATCAAGCAGAAATACTAATGCAAGACAATAATGTAAACCCTGCTGTAATATCCATTATCATAGGCGCCGCATTAGAAGACTACTTGAGATGTTGGGTTGGGGATATCAATAAGATGGATGAAATCAAAGGCGATGGCTCAATAGAAAAATACAAAAGTGTCTTATATGCAAATCGGTTAATAGAAAAACATGAAATGAAAAACATAGAAGCAATAGCAGCAAGAAGAAATGAGGCTGCTCACGGAAATTGGGATAAAGTCGGAAATAAAGAATCGGTAATCATTGATTATGAGAGGGTTAAGCTCATAATAGAAAAACGACACTATCCCAAAAACCACTACTTGTAATTTGTCACAATGCAGTAAAAAAAACGCTTTTCATGTTTTTCAAAAAAACGTAAACTCTTGAAAAGGGCAATAGGATGTATCAAAAACAAACGTTCAATTTTGATGGAAAGACCGGAAGAGTCACTCTAAGAGGCGAAAATAGACCCAGTATCAAAGCAACAAACTGGAAAGAGGATGGAGACTATCTAATCGTTCCATTCAGAATGCTTTCTGCAAGTCTAATAACAGACTATTGGATAGACTTCTCAGCTCAGGGCTTATTAGAAAAATCAGTAGCATTATTCGATAATGTCACAATATACCCAGATCATTATCCATCTATCGAACGTTGGTTGGGCGTAACAACCAATGCAAGGTTTTCAACAGACTCAATTGCAGGCATAGAATCAGACTTCAAAATAGACACAGTAAAGACGCCTCATGTAACAAGAGGTTTGAAAATGAACCCACCTGCCATCAAAGCGTGTTCAGTCGGAATTGCATTTGACGCAAAGCCCTCTCACGACTTCGGAAGCAAATACAAGTTCTACGATAGGCTTGGTGAAACCGTAGACGGCAGCGTAGTCCGGTTCATAGTAACTGACATATTAGAAGTATTTGAAGTAAGTCTGGTCTATGCAGGAGCTGATCCAAACGCTACTGCCCTTACAAAAAAAAACACGATAAACCTTACAAAAAAGGAGGACAAAAAGTTGATAATAGTAACCAACGATCAGGTAACAAAGTTACACTTAGACCCAAAAGATTTCAATCTTACTTTATCTAAGGAAGCCGAGCTAACCGATGAACTGGCAGGAAATTTAATTAGCCAAGCAGCAGAAAAAGTATCCGCTTTTGAAAAGAAACTGGTATCCGAAAAGCAAATTTTAGAACAGGCATTACTAAAATTAGGCATCAGAGAACTATCAGAAATAGAAAGCCTAAAAGAGAAATTGCAAATTTCTGAAAAGCTATTGAGCAAAGAAAGAGAGCTTGCACTAAAGTATTACAGACAATGCAACGTAAACGAGGTGTCACCGGAAATAGAAACCCTAATACAAAATTCCAGTTACGAACAGGCAATCGCATTTTCAACGCAATACAAAAAGATATTGGAAAACAAGTATCCTAAAAACGAAGCGGGCATCCGTTCCTCAGTGCCGGATACCGAGGCACTAAAAACAAACAAAAAACTATCGGACTATAAGGAGATATAATGAAAGACGTATCATTAGTCGGCATCTTAGAAGAACAAAGAATCACACTTTTGCATGCAAACTTAACAAAAGCAGACGAGGGAAAGCCATGCAAAATATCAGCCAATCAAACAGTATCATTATGTGCAGATGGTGACGAATTTGTAGGAATCATATCCATAGTAGAAACAAACGCATGTTCGGTACAGGTTACCGGTTCTATCGAATTGCCATACACCGGAACAGACCCCGCATTAAACAAAGCGGGCTTGTTAGCAAACGGTGCCGGTGGAGTAAAAGCAGATGCAAACGCAACAAAATATCGGTCATTAAAAATTGATGCAACCGGAAAAAAGGCAACATTCATATTATAATAAGGGGGAGTAATTATGCCAACAGTAACAAAACTAAAACTAGAAAAAGACATGCACAAAGAAGCATCTTCAAAAGGAATTACCTTTACAGAATTTCTATCCGAAATAGATAAAGGAAATTACGAAAAGGAACTATCAGAAATGGATGCCTACCAAAGGCAACTAGTAGCGTATGATATAAAAATCAACGGAAAGAATGCATCTTTAGTATCAGACTTCTTCAGGACATCAGACTCATCCGTACTATTTCCTGAGTTTATCAACAGAAACCTATTGATAGGCTTAAACCGTTCAAAGATGGAGGCAACCGTAGACGACGTTATATCAACAACCAGTTACATAGATGCATCATCTTATAAAACCATAGCCGTAGATTTTGAAAACTCAGACTTCGACTACAAAAGAGTTTCCGAAGCCAGCAATTTTCCGCGTGTCCTATTAAAGACCAAAGAAAAGCAAGTGCCAGTTGTCAAAATAGGGCTATCCTTTGAATCCACCTACGAATCTATCAAGTTTGCAAAACTAAACTTGGTCGCAAATCTATTTCAATTGATAGGACAAAAGCTAGGGAAAGACATAGTATACGAATCTCTCATGGTATTGCTAAACGGAGATGGAAACCTAAACCCCGCAGCAGACATGGACGTAAAGACATCCGGAACATTGACATTTGAAGACCTGCTAGACCTCGAAATGGCATTTGAAAACTTTGAAAGTGAAACATTGATAGGAAACAAATCGGTAATGAAAAAAGTCTTATTGGTTTCCGAATTTAGAGACCCACTCATTGCCAGCGATTTTCTAACAAAGGGAACTCCCACAACTCCATTTGGAAACAAGCTAAAAATCAATTCAAAGCTACCCGATGGAAAACTAATGGCATTCAATAAAAAAGCGGGCATAGAAATGTTGGAAGTTCGTGCAATGAGCTTGATAGAAACAGACAAAATCATAGACAAGCAGATGGAACAGACTGTCATCAGTAAGATGGTAGGCTTTAACAAAATCTATGCAGATTCAGCATTCGTATTAAACATATAAGGAAAAGAAAATGACAAAAGTAAAAATCAAACTGCATCCAAAGTTAGCAAAGAAAGGCTTGGGCTTCTATGACCCCGAAACAAAGAAGACCATAAAACACAAAGACGGTGAAACAATCACAGTAGAACAAACACCGTTCATAGTATCTAAAACTCAAACAGGAGAAATTATCGTAATCGAAACAATAGAAGACTCCAAAGAAACCAAAGAAGAGGCTAAGAAAGGAAAATAGCTTATGCAAAATGCACTTTCGGACTTAAAATTATTAGTAGGAATTGAAGGCTACGTATTAGACATGGACGATACCAAAACATTAACGTCCGGAAAAACTGTATTTGAAACCTACATAGAAAGTGCCTCATTAGAATCAGAAAAAACTATGCAAAGCTGGGGTGTAGATACAACAAACGCTACACCGGAAGTCCTTACCGCAGAAGTCCTTTTAGTAAAGGCAAGCATCATAGAAAGCATGGGTTTTCAAGATGCCATAGACCCGCAAAATATCAAAGTTGGAGATGAAAGCAGATCATATCTCAAACTATCTCCGGAAGAAAGGGGGAGTAAATCAGCCTACTTTAAAAACAAAGCGTATTACACAATATTTGGAAAATATCCATCAGAGGCAATCGGCGTATTATGAGTGCAACATCACAACTGAAAAAAAGTTTTAAAAAACTAACAACCAAGCAAATCACTATACTAAAATCCATAGAAGAAAGTGGAGAGCTAACTGCACTCAAAACAAAAACCTATACACCGTTAAAAATAGTTAATTGTTATTGGAAAGAAACAACCGACTCTGCAAACACCGAACATGGAGAAGTCCAAGAATACACAGGCAAAATATTAATACTAACAGAAGACATACAGGATATACGAACAGAAATAGACCAAACCTGTAGAATCATTTCAAAACCTATATTGCCGGAAGACACTTGGAGTAATACAGAAGAATGGATAATACAAACCATCACGCCTAAATACTCAGTGGATAGCTTTCACGTAATAGAAATAGAGGCAAGGTTGCCAAAAGAAGGGAACAGGGTCAGGATATGGTAAGTTATACAGACACGTTCGGACCGATGATATTTAGAGCAGTCAAACAACTGCAATCCGCTATGGAAAAGGCAAGCCAAAAGAATGCCTACTACATACAATCGCAATGGATAAGTGGAATCCGATCACAGTCACTAAAAAATAATCCGGTAAAAAACTGGAAGACGCTTTCTGAAGGTTATTTGAAATCCAAAAGAAAACAAAGAGGCTCTAATTTAATTAATATTCTAACAGGAACATTTACCTCATCTATAGAGGTTGTGCAAGATGGAATGGGATACTATCACGTAGGAACTAATACAAACGAAAAAGGTTTTTATTATCCGGTTTGGATAGAGACCAGCAAAAAGCACTCAAGACCCACACTACAACCAGTATTAATTTTAACAAAAGATGCAGTTCTTGAAAATTGGAAAGATGCACTCAAGGAAACCTTTCAATGAAAAAAGTCCATATAGAATATTTAAAAAATATGGTGGCAAATATAGCGTTCAACGGAGAACCGCTTTTTTCATCCGGAAGGTTTCTGGAAACCTATCCAAAACTGGATACGTTTCAATCACTAATACCACTTTGCGTAATTAGTAGCATAAAAAACAATAAAACCGACAACGCACTAGAGCTAGAAAATCGGCTAAAAAAAAGAAACCCCATAGAGCCTATCCATGATAATGAAGGCAATAAGTATTTGCGATATATTATAGAAAGTTTCAAACAGGAATATAGCTATACGTTGCACTTTGTTTTAAATGACCCTACCAGAGATATACTTTCCAATTTAGATACACCCGGCATACTGGATCAATGCAAACGGTATGTATCCAACCTGCCATCCATTTATGATCGGGTAAGCATTCCAGTGGATGCAGTCACTACGGAACCAATCAAATACAAGATTCACATAGATGTAATGTCCGAGGAGCTGATCTCCGACTTTGCCTCTGATGGACTTTATATACTTTCTATAAATATCGTATTTAAAGACAAACTTCTTGCACTCACAGAAGAACCCGTATTTTTACCAACATCAATCAAAATCATTCCACCCGTCCGGGTTGAAATTAATAACTAATTTTTTCAGATTAATTATCACAAACAGATTTCCAACAATTATCAATCAATTTTTGATTGCTAAAATTCCATTAGACTATTTTTTATCAGATTAGTTTTATCCAATCACACCAAAAACCAATTCAAATACACGGAAATCTCTACATTTACGAAAAAAAATAATTTTCGGTAAACCTATCCATGCACAAATTTTCTTTTAGTAATACACAAAAACAAAATATCTCGTTCTACTATATGGCGTTTACTAGTTAAAAATAATTTTTCATATAAGAAAGCAGAGAAAAATTATCATCAAGGAAGTGAAA